CCTGAATACGGTGCTGTATTTGATAAGTTACCTTTATCAGCATTTGTGTGGAAAAAAGATTATGTAGGTGATATGTCATTAGAAGAATTAGAATTATGGGATTCTTTTAGTTATGATATATCAGTTATAGAAAAGAGATTATTAAAAGGGCAAAGAGCAAAATATTTTGGTCCTAGTAGAAAATGGCATGAGGGTGTTTATATGTTTACAATAGATAGTTGTAACGCAGACCCTAATAGATTGAATGTTACTTTTAGTGAAGTACCAACACAACATAAGTCATTTAATATTTTAAAACTAGATAATGGTTATTTTGCTGCTCAACCAAATAATCGTATGTTGATTTTAGATAAATCATATACACCAAAGACTTTGAAGTTTCCAGACTTTAAAGTTTCTTCAATAGAATATTCTGTAGAAGATAAAGCGAAAGCAACATTTGGTGATGAAACAGAATTTTTTTACGGTGTGAAAGAAGGTGAAAAATAGTTTACAGATACATAAGCACCTAATAATACGTGCCGAAGTTAATAATCCACCTAAAGATGTGGATAAATTAACTGAATGGATGAAAGATTTTATTGAATCTATTAACATGAAAATTATGTTAGGTCCTCATGTGGCTTATTGTGATAACGAAGGTAATAGAGGTATAACAGGTGTAGCAGTAATAGAAACAAGTCATATTGCTATTCATGTATGGGATGAACCAGTGCCAGCTTTAGTACAATTTGATGTGTACAGTTGTGCTGAATTTGACCCTTACAAAATTGCTGATAAAATAAAACAAGATTTTGATGTGGTCAAAATAGACTATAAATTTTTAAATAGAGAAACAGGACTAAAACCCATAAGGATGAAAAAGGATAAATAAACAGCTATGACAAAAAGTGTATTCAATAAAGATAAAAATTTAGACGCAACAAAACAAAAAATGTTTTTTGGTGAAGACTTGGCAGTACAAAGATATGATACAATGAAGTATCCTATTTTTGATAAGTTAACACAACAACAATTAGGTTATTTTTGGAGACCTGAAGAAGTTTCATTACAAAAAGATAGAAACGATTATCAAACTTTATCTGAACAACAAAAATTTATCTTTACATCTAATTTAAAATATCAAACTATGTTAGATAGTGTACAAGGTCGTGGACCATGTATGGCATTTTTACCTTTTTGTTCTTTACCAGAACTAGAAGGTGCTATTGTAACATGGGACTTTATGGAAACTATTCATAGTAGAAGTTACACATACATAATTAAAAACTTATATCCTAATCCTAGTGATGTGTTTGACACAATTATAAAAGATGAGAAGATAGAAAAAAGAGCAAACGCTGTAACTGAACAATATGATAATCTTATCAATATGGGTTATCAGTGGGCGATAGATAAAAAGAAAGTTGATATGTATGAGTTAAAGAAAAACTTATACAAAACTATGGTAACTGTAAACATATTAGAGGGTTTAAGATTCTATGTTTCATTTGCTTGTTCATTTGCGTTCGGTGAATTAAAGTTATTAGAAGGTTCTGCTAAAATTATTTCATTTATTGCTAGAGATGAAAGTCAACATTTAGCCATGTCACAAACTGTTATTAACAATTGGCATGATCGTAATGATGATAAAGATATGATTAACATAAGAAAAGAATGTGAGAAAGAAGTTTATCAAATGTATGATGACGCACTACAACAAGAAAAACGTTGGGCAACTTACTTGTTTAGTAAAGGTTCTATGATAGGTCTATCAGAAAAACTATTACATCAATTTGTAGAGTATATGGCAAATAGAAGAATGAAAGCTATTGGTTTAACGCCTGTGTACGACCAAAAGACTAATCCACTGCCTTGGGTAGATCACTGGTTAAATAGTCGTTCATTACAAAACGCACCACAAGAAACAGAAATAGAATCATATGTTATCGGTGGTATCAAACAAGACGTTAAAAAAGATCAATTTAAAAAGTTTAAACTATAATGGAAGAAATAACAAAAGTCTGTTCTAATTGTGAAACTAAATATACCATACAATGGGACGAAGAGGAACAAGATTTAGAACCTCTGACTTGCCCTTTTTGTGGATATGAAACAGATGATGAAGAAGACATTACAGACAGACACGACCACGCTGATTGGAATTGATTATAGTTTAACAAGTCCTGCTGTGTGTATAGACAATGGGGCTTTGATGTTTTTCTTTTTGACAAATAAAAAGAAATACATAGGTCAATTAAGTGAAGATATTATTGGATATGAACATAAAGAATGGACAACACCCATACAAAGATTTACATATATTTCAGATTTTGTATTTGATATTATCAATCAAGTATATAACCCAAAAGTTTTTATTGAAGGCTACTCTTATGGTAGTAAAGGTCAAGCAATATTTCAGATTGCTGAGAACTGTGGCATACTCAAATATAGATTACAAGAAGCAAATATACCTTATGAAACAGTTGTACCTAGTGTTGTCAAAAAAGGTGCTACAGGTAAAGGTAACGCAGACAAAGATATGATGTATGAGGCATTTGTAAAAGAAACAAACATTGACTTGAAGAAATTATTAGATACAGATAAAGTAGGTAATCCTGTATCAGATATAGCAGATAGTTATTTTATTAAAAAAGTTGGTTATGAAAATTTTAAGATCACTAAAAAAATGTGAAACACCCATTGAACTTATAGAGTTTGATGTAAACGAATTGATGACACTGCCTGGTGAAAAATGGATAAAAAAAAGATATCCTAATTTTAAAGATAGTGCTGAAAAAGTAGGCATGATTTGGCCGATTATTGTAACAGACTTTGAACATTATTGGCAACACGAAAAAAATTGGCCGAAAGATAAAGAAGGAAATTATATACCAGGTAAAATTGTACACACAGGTAACAAAAGAGTTATGTGGGCAAGAGAACATAATTACACTCACATAGAAGGATATTTTGTAAATTCTAAAGATGAAAAAGATAAATTAATTGTACAAACCTATATGGAGAAAGATAAATTTCCTAGAAGTGTAACTCAACTAGAAGGAATGTTTAAGAAAAAATGATTAACATACCTGACACAGAATTAATATCAAATGGTTTTACACCTCATAAAGAATATGAAAACTTTATTAATCAAAAAGATTATGAAGAACTATTAAATACTTTTCCTAGTGATGATATATTTTTAGATGAATTACCTGAAACTAGAAAACATGGTCAAAGACCACATCAAAGAAGATTTTTTTGTATAGGTGAAACACAAGGTAGTAAATACTTTAAAAGATACTTAAAAAAAATAAGTGATTTACCTTTTGTATGGCAAACATTATTATCTATATTTCATGGCAAAGAATACAAAGAATGGATTTGTAAAACTCTAAATGTAAATGATTTTAAAATTAGATTTGACTTTCATAGAACAAGAGCTGGACTAGATGTAAGTCCTCACATTGATAGTATAGGTAAAATAGGTTCACATTTATTTTATTTTATGCCAAAAGAATGGCAAGATGATTGGGGTGGCAAAACTATTTTTTACAAAAATTTAAGTCCTTATAAACTAAATCCTGAACCTGAAGAATTTAAGTTTAATAAGGTAACAGATATTAGAGGTAACAGGTCTTGTTTATTTAAAAATAGTAGTGAGGGTTGGCATGGTGTAACCGAAGTTAACGCACCTATACATAGACAAGTATTAAACGTAGTAATTTTAAAATAATATGGCAAACACATTAAATAGAATATTAGATAAAGTTAAACAATTAGGTCCTGATTACTTTTGTATTCACCAAGAAATACCACCTACAGGAGCTGGCACAAGAAGATACTTATTAGGCAGAGTTATAAAATCAATTCAAAATCCTAAAACAGACTTTGGTAAACAAGAATGGTATGGCGACCCATTACCTGCTTTAGAGTTTGAAGCTAAACTAGATAAAATGTTAAGATGAATGTAAAACACTCAAAAGAATTATTTAAAAAAAATATTAAGTCTGTTGAATTAGGCGTACATAATTATTGTAATCGTACTTGTAATTTTTGTCCTTTATCTTTAGAAAGTGTTAATAGAAGAAGTAAGAAAAACACCATTTATATGACTGATAAAATTTTTAAAGGTATTATAAATCAACTAGCAGAAATAGACTTTGATGGCAGAATAGATTTTAGTAGATACCACGAGCCACTATCACACAAAGATTTTATATTAGAAAAAATTAGATATACAAAAACAAAACTACCTAAATGTACAATTAGTATCAATACAAATTCAGATTATATTAATAAAGAGTTTCATAAACAATTGATTGAGGCAGGTGTTGATAGCTTTGCTTTACAAGCATATTTAAAAAATGGTGTTAAGATGTTTAATGAAGATGAAGCATTTGATAGAATAAATCATATTTGTGATAAATTAGAAGCACCTAGAATAGATAAAGAGAAATGGAAAAACAAAGAGTGGATTGTACACGCATTACCACCAGAATTTAAAGCGAAGGTACACGCTAGAAATTATTGGTTAAACGGACAGAATAGAGCAGGTACGGTTTTAGATACTAAATATGTTAGAACTGAACCGTGTACAAGTATGAACACAGGAGTTTTTATTGAGTATGATGGCTCTATGGCAATTTGTTGTGATATGTTAACACCTGAATTACATAACAAATGGGCAGTAGGTAATTTGAGAAAACAACCTAACATATTTTTAAATTATACAAGTAAGTTTTATACAGAGTTTAGAAAAAGAATTAACAGAGCAGAATGGTATCCTAACTCGCCATGTATTAAATGTAAAAGAGATGTTAGAGGAAAAACAGGTTTAAATTTATAATGTGTGCTATTCATGGTATATTAACTAGACGAGAATCATCAATAGATGATATGATTAAAGTTGCTCATCACCGTGGACCTGACGGTAATGGCAAATATATTGATGATGATATATCTTTAGGTCACAATCTATTATCTATCATAAACACAACAGAATTATCTAAACAACCAATGTATTTAAATGATTGGGTGTTAGTATTCAACGGTGAAATTTATAATTACAAAACTTTATATCCTGACGCAGAAACAGATTCAGAGGTTATACTAAAAGGTATACAAAAAGAGGGTGTAGATTTTATAGAAAAGTTAGATGGTATGTTTGCTTTTGCTTGTTACAATAAAGTTACAAAAGATTTAATACTTGCCAGAGATAGTAACGGCTCAAAACCATTATTTTATGGTTATAAAGAAAGTGTGTTTTGTTTTTCGTCTGAAATTAAAAGTTTACTAGAAATAGGTTTTGATAGAAAAGTAAGTAAAGAAGGTTTTAAACAATTCTACAAACAAGGTTTAAACGCAGGTTATCTTACATTGTTTGATGGTATAAAAAAACTTGTGCCAGGTGAAGTAGTATCTATAAATGTAAAAACAGGCAATAAAAAATCATTTAATATTAATAATAAAAAAATAGATTTACTTGTAGATCCTAGAAGAACTGCTAATGAAGTTAAAGAAAGATTAAGTCAATCTGTAAAAGAAACTTTAATGGGTAGAAGAAACGTAGGTTTATTTTTAAGTGGTGGTATTGATAGTTGTTCTATCTTATATGAGATGACACAACATCAAATTAAACCAAAGACATTTACATCAAGGTTTATTTTAAAAACTGGTGGCAGTAGATTAAATGAAGACGCTGACAGAGCAAAAGAATTAACTGATATGTATGGCACTAATCATAACGAAATAACTGTAACAGATGAAGACTATATTAATAATTGGGAAGAAACATTATTAGCATTAGAAGAACCTAGACAGTCTAAAAGTTTGCCAGCATATTATTGTACAAACAAATATATTTCAGAAAATGACATTACTGTAACTTTAAGTGGCGATGGCAGTGATGAATTGTTTGGTGGTTATAAACATCACAAATTTCCTCATTGGGGTATGAAACTAAAAGCACTATCTCATGGTTTTCCTATTTTAAATAATAAAGAACTGTATGCCACAAAAGAAGAACAAAAAGAATATTTAGATAGTTGGTTTCCTAAAGGTTGTTTACAAGGTGATAGAGCAAACGACTTAATGATGTATGAATGTTTACAAACTTTAGCTGAAGATTTTTTAATTAGAAATGATAAACTAGGTATGAGATTTAGTATGGAGGCTAGATTTCCTTTTTTAAATAGAACTATTAGAGATTATGTAAGAAGTATACCAGGTGATCTTAAATGTACAAAAGACTTTATGTTATATAACTGGTCGTTTCACAATAAAAAAATATTAAAGTCAGCCTATACAAATAAACTACCACAGTTTATAGTAGGCAGAGCCAAGACTGGTTGGAGATTTCCTACAGATGAAACAATTATAGGTAAACACTCTGAAAGAGCACCTATTCATAATGCTTTAAAAGATTATATTTCTAATATCTTATCTAACAAAGAAATACAAGAGATATTTGAATTTAGCGATAAGGACATACAACATAAATATATGAACGTAAATGATTGGAGAATGGAACCACATCCTAAAAATCAAAAACTTTTACAGGCAAAAGCTGGTATAGGTCTTCAATCACAAAAACAACTATTTACTATTTTAGCATTTGCGATTTGGTATAAAGTTT